AACGTATGTTCTAAATAATTGAAAATTAAAAACTTATGCAGACTGCTTTTTTCTTGTGCAGTTTTTATTCAGGTTTTTCACGATTTCGGGCGTGAAGCCAGTCGCATAAAACTCCCCAGAGCCAAGGAGCAGCCAGTATGGGTTGATGTGGTAGTCACGGACTAAGAACTGAACCCAAGACGGACGGAAACGACCGTAGTACTCGGCAGGCTCGTCTCGCAGGGACATGATGTTCCAGCGGTTGAGACCATACCGGTCTGTTATTGTCTTCAGACCGCCAATGCAACCATCAGCCTTCAGGCGGTCGATGGCAGAGAAGAAACGAACTACTATATCCACATCAGCGGACATCAGATTTTTATCTTCCATAATCTTTCTGTTTTTGATAGGCACGACTGAAAACGCTTTCCAGCCTTGCCCGATGATTATTCAATCTTTGCGACCAGTCTTGCAACTGAGCCAGCGAGGGGCGAGAAGCCAGCAGCAGATCCACCTCGGAAGGGGTGAGCACTGGCAGGTATTCCTCGTAGGCGAGAAGATTATTCAAAGTATCCATCATCGCCAAGGCTTTTTTGCTTTTGCGGCTTTACGCCTAACCTTTTCAAATCTTGCTTAACAAATTTTTTCGTTATTGTCGAACACCTAGGGAGATATTCACCTTTATTCCATACAATGAACTTTTTTAAAAAAAGGTCGCCTGCTTTCTGTATTCTATTTTTGTCTCTAGTGTAATCAAGAGAGACTGTAACACCTTCTTCCAGTTCTGCATTAGCTAAGTATTCGAGCGTTTTAACAAGATTGTTTTTTCCGATAAACCAAAGATATACAGTTGGCTGCAGAGGGTCGCTAAAATCTGTGCAAGGGTAGCAGTATATCGTATCTTTGCCAGCAACAGACCAAGTAATCTGTGTATTCTTGATTCTATTTGTCTTATTAACGACCGTTTGCGCCTGCACACCAACGCACGCAAGCGCAAGCACGAATAACATCATTATCTTTTTCATATTACTTTTCGTTTAAATGATTAATATTTCTTTCGTAGAACTCATTCTAAGCCTTTTTCTTGATGAAGACGAAGAAGAGCAGCAGCCCTAGGGCGACCATCAATAGCTGCAGCGGCTGGCGCAAGACACCGAACCCGAAAGAACGCTGGAAGTCGATGCAGAACGAAATCAGCACTCCGTATGTAGCGAACGCTCGATGCACCCAGCAGAAGCCATAGGCAAGGCTGACGATGATCCAGGCGATGAAGCCGAAGAGCGAGCAGTCGAATATCCACTCCGTGAGCTTTGCCCGAATGCCGAACGAGAGCAGGGTGCAGTGCACCAGCATCACAAGCGCACCCACTGGAGGGATGATACCTATTATCAACCTGCTGGCTTTCCATAGCCAACTTTTCCCGAGGGCGGCAAGAAGAACCTTCTCCTTCCGCTCTATGAAATCCTCATCTTTCATCGTTACTTAGAATTTTAGTTGATATTGTACCTGGAGCGAGAACTAAAGTTCACGCAACCACTTCTCGCCAGATTTCGTCTTAGACCAAATCACGAGACCTGTGCCGATAACCGCACCTATGAACATAAATAAAGTTGCTAGTTCCATAATCTAAACATTTGAATTATTATACTTCATTACATTATTAGCGAAATAAGCGAAGGCGAATGACGCTATGACACCGAAGACGATGAAAAGGACATTATACAACCCTATCTCATCGCCAGTAATCAATGGAGAGAAACCACCGATACCCGTTCCGCTTATAAACAGATTGGAGACACCATACAGATACGTTGCAAGCAGCGTCCTGCGGTCGTGCTCTTTAATTAACTTACTAACCATACCTTATAATTCACGCAGCCACTTCTGACCTTTCTTTGATTTCAAGAAAATACCGAATGCAATGGTCATTCCCAATGCCATCACGTTAAATAACAAAAAAGCATCCATAGGCTAAAGCAAGTTATTTTGTCTAAGCCATTTTTTGCCGTTTCCGGTGAGACAGAATGCGAGGAACACCATACAAGGCACTCCCACAAACAAGAAAGCTAAATATACTCCCATAATTTAATCTCCTATTTTTAATTTGCAACATTGCGCTGCAAAGTTACTAAATTATTTCTGCCCGACAATGGAAAGCAGGGTTTCAACTTGTTTTCGAAGGAAGGAATTTTCACTTTCGAGTCTTTCAACTTTTGCCATCAAAACCGATTCCAGTATAGTTGAAGGCTTTTGTTCTTCTGAAGGCTCTGGTTGCTCTAAAAGAAAATTAGAATCAGTCCCTATCTCCTCTTTGTACTTTTGAATTACATCTTCAACCTTTTGGGCAAAATCAAGTTTGACACTTTTTGCTCCTAGCCTTCCGCTTAGATTTTGAGGGCTAGTCCCCAAAGCTGCGGCTATATAATTTAGAGGTATTCCGTATGATTTGATACGTCTTTTCAGTCCCTCACCAGTTACGCAATAATGCATCTTTTCGTCAATCATTACTTGCTTTATTTTGTCAGGTATTGGAGGAGCACATTTTGAAACCGCATTTTTGACCCTTTCGACAAAATCGGCACTAACTCTTTCCCTTGTCATTTTGTATCGAATATTTTGTGGGCTGGTATCCAATTCCCTTGCTATATCGCTCATTGTAAGCCCAGAGTATTCAACATACCTTCTTAGCTCTAAACCAGTCATACGCTACCACTTATTTTTGTCGATAATTGCGCACGAAGGAACTTGATTTCCTCGTCCTTATCCGCAACCATCTTTTTAAGTAGTTCCAACTCTCTAACCAAGGCAGCATCACTACTTATTGACTGGGAGACGTTGGAACCAGTAATACCTGCACCGACATCGGCAGTACTGGCGACCGTAGGGGAGAACATTGGTTCAATACCATTTTCAAGCCAGTCAACCGAGACGTGCAGTGCATTGGCGATTTTGTAAATTACACGGTCGGTAAGCGAAGCCTTTCCTGCAAGAGACCTCGAAAGGTTTGCAGAATTAACCCCACATTTATCAGCCAACTTATTAATGGATAATCCATTTTTCTTTCTAATTTCTGTAATTCTCTTTATTACTTCTTCATTTGCACCCATATCAAACCAGTTTAAAATAATGTAAAATAGTTTACGATAGTATTAATACTAGTTAAAATAGTGCAGTTTTTATTTATTTTACTTGCGTATTAAACCAAATTAAACTATCTTTGCAACCGAATTACATAACGAGTTTAAAAACTCTTTTGCAAAGATAAGGAAAATAATTTAAAATGCAAATAAAAATGGGAGAAAATTTTAATTATGATTTTCGGACACCGTTGCAGAAGCAGCAGGACGAACGAAAGAAGAACATCATAGCGATGTTTGCAGATTTCCGAGCAAAAGCACCTGCCGAGACCTCAGACAGCAGAATTATGCTCGCAGTATCACAGCGTGTTGGTTGCACCCAGCAAAACGTGCGTGTTATCCTCATCAAGGCTGGATTGATAACACCAAAGAAGAGACGTGCAGCCGTGCGCAAGTAATCAAGTGGAACCATTTAAAACATTCAGAGCGTATGAAGAAGTTTATCGAGATTATCACAAGTGACGAAGTATTATCCCTGGTAATTGCCACCATGTTAGTAACTTTAATCTTTTGGAGGGCATAATATGACGAACGTAGAACCAAAGGTAGCGGATGCAGGCAGATACACCATGACAGAGACCTGCAAGGTGCTTGGCATCCATCGCAACACCCTGCGCAGATGGTTGCAGGCTGGTAAGATTAAGGTCAAGTTTCGCAGAATCGACAACCGCAAGGTTTTCGAGGGCAGCGAGATTAAAAAAGTCTGGAGGATTGCATTATGAGTAAAACATCAATCAATATGAGCTGGAAAGAAATGATACAAGTGGAACGTGGAGCCGATATTACGGAAATGGAAGCACCTATTCCTAGCACGATTGGAGAAGGTTTCACCTTCTGCCTTGATCTTGATGGTGAGAAATATACCACAATAGGTGATTATACGAAAGGAAAGCGTAATGTGGAGTTTTGCATAACTTCTTATATAGGTTATTGTGGTGGAGCAGAGCATTACTATTGCTCTATTAGTATTCCCGTGGTAAACAGAAGCGGAAATAAAATTGCAGGAGGATACCTTGGTGGCATAAAGATTCCTAACGAGTACCAGGGATTCAAGGCGAGTATAGTCAGACCTCTTACAAAAGAGGAAGCGGCAGACACTAAAAGATGGGAATGGTACGAAGAAGGTGACATGGTGGATGCGTTTTGCTCACTCAAAGAACTTAATAAATGTATCGAAACGATCCGTAAGATTTTCCCGGAAGACAAATGGAATGTCGTTATTAAAAGAAGAATTTAGCATTATGGAACCAAGAATTATCAAACAATGCGAAGAGGCAATGTACGATGCCATCTGGCTGGAGTTAGACCGTGATCCACAGCGACCATCGGTTGCAAGGGTAGACATCAAGACCAAGGCAGGCGGCATCTGCGTATGGTGCGACAGAACCGGGAACGTAGCGGTCGTGACGCACAAGAACAGCAACAACGAAAGCGAGCGGCTGGAGGAAGCTATCGAGGGTTGCGTTAACTATCAGGACGTGATGGACGACTGGCTGGAAGAGAACAGCCAATACGCAGACCAGGACGTGATGGACGCCTTCGAGGAAAGCAGGCTCGACAGCCTTATGGCTCAACTGGTTTGATTACGATGTTAAACAATTATTATATGGTTCTGCAGCGGCAGAGCAAAGGGCGCACGCAAAACTCATTTTTCAAGGTTATCTAAAATTAGTTGTTTTTACCATGTAATATGCGGAAACGACAGCGTGCGCCCTGCAACGGAAGGGCATCCACCAGCAGCAGGCAAGGGTGGGGTAGCAATCAACTGGGGTTCGAATCCCCAGCCTTCCACTAGAGTTAATTAAAAGATTATGTCGAACAATAAAAAGAACGATTATGGAAAATGAAATTATTCAAGTAAGCGGTGGCGAAATGCTGGAAGCTATCAACCGCTCGGAGATTGACGGACAGATTGCCACAGCGCACAAGTTCCCTCGAGACATCATGCAATGCAAGAAGAACATGGTAGCATTAGCAGCCATGGACGATGATGTAGCCTACAACTGCTTCTATCATCTGGAGCGCACGGACAAGAACGGAAAGACAACAGTAATCGAGGGTCCTAGCGTCAGGTTTACGGAAATCATTTCTGCCTGCTGGCAGAACCTGCGCATCGCTGGTCGCATCATCGCAAACGATGGCAAGACCATCACGGCACAAGGCGTATGCCATGACCTAGAGAGCAACGTTGCATACTCTACCGAAGTAAAGCGAAGCATTCTGACCTCGAAGGGCTACACCTACTCGCAGGATATGCAGGTGGTGGTTGGCAATGCGGCAGTTGCCATTGCTCAACGCAACGCAATCTGCAAGGTCGTGCCGCAGGTCTTAATTGCAAGCGTGGTGAAGGAAGTGCAGGCAAAGGCACTCGAGCACATCAAGCAGACTGGCGTACAGAGCCAGTGGAAGAGCTGCGTAGCCTGCTTCCAAGTGTACCAGGTAACAGACCTTATGCTGCTGGAATACCTGGGCAAGAAATCAGCCGAGGAAGTCACGGCAGAGGATATTCAGAAGCTGGCTGGTGTGTACAACGCCATCAAGGAAGGTACGACCACAGTAGAGGAGACCTTCAAGAAGCCAAAGCAGCAGGATACCATCGCACAGCAGGCGCAGGCAGCAGCCGATGATGCCAAGAACAAGGCGCAGAAGGCAATGAACCGCAGCCAAGGCAAGACTGGCACAGCAGCGAAAAAGTAGTTTAGTTTATAAAGTTATAACGTTTGCCCGAACCGCCACGGCACAACCTATGGGGTGGGCTCCCATCACAACCTACCAAGGGAAGCCGTGGCAACTTTTAAACATTCAGTAATAATATGGCAGAAAAAGAAAACAAGAGACACAAGAGCACCATCGACAAGTACTTTGACAGAACCGCAGATGGTTACAAGGCATGGGCAGAAGAAGCCGAAGAAGAAAGATGCTATCTGCAGGCTGCAATAGAGCCGACTGGAGATGCAGATGAAGACGGAAACCAAGGATTCGATTTTCATATTGCTTACCACGGTAAAACCGCTTACCTCGCAGATGGAATTGCTCAAGCAATGCAAAGGGATAAATTCCTTCGCACGATCGTTATTACAGCAGCTAGAAAATTCTTTTTTGATAAATAAGACATTCAGACAATGAAACAGATAATAAAATACAAAAGCAGAGAGGAGTGGTTGCAGAACCGCTCAAAGGGAATAGGAGCATCAGAGGCAGGCACAGTACTGGGACTGAACCCATGGGAAACACCATACCAGCTGTGGAGACGCAAGAAGGGTATCGACCCACCAAAGGTTGAGAACTTTGCGATGGTTGCAGGACATCTGCTGGAGGATGCCGTGGCACAGTTCTTCAAGCGAGAGAGCCACTGCCACATCATCAAGGCATCGACTGACGACTACACCATCACGAACACCGATACTCCGTATCTGAGAGTAAGTCCTGACCGCACCTTCTGGAGAACCGGGGCAACGCACAACGAAGCGAGCAAGAGCATCCTCGAGTGCAAGACAACGCAGATGCAGATAGATGCAGACGACCTTCCGAAACATTGGTTCTGCCAGCTACAGATGAACCTCGGAGTGGGCGAATACAAGGACGGAGCACTTGCCTGGCTGACAGCAGGCAGGGAGTTCGGCTACCGTGACATCGATTTCGACCCCGAATTCTTCGGATGGATGCGTGACGAGATAACCAAGTTCTGGCTTGACTACATCGTGGGCAACCAAGAGCCGCCAGCCTACAGCGCACAAGACGTTCTCCTAAAGTCTCCTCTACATGTAGCTGGCAAGGAAGTGACTGCAACGAAGGAGATACTCGAACAGATTGCTAGGCTCAAGGAACTCAAGGTTCAGAACAAGAAACTGGAGACCGAGCAGGATGAGATTGAGGACAACTTGAAGCTGTTCTTCGGGGACGCAGAGAGCATCGTTTCGGATTCCGGAAAAACGCTGGCAACGTGGAAAGCACCGAAGGCAAGCGAGAAGTTCGATGCCAAGGCTTTTCAGGCAGACCATCCTAAAGCGTGCGCCAAGTACATCAAGCAGGTGCAGGGAGCACGGAGATTGCTACTTAAGTAAAGGCAGGGCTTATGGCTAGCGTTCCTATATCAAAAACCGACCTAAGGAATATAATTTCCCAACTGGAGAATTATATTTCCCTAGGTGGGAAAGTGACAGCACCGACCGACACAAGCCAGCGGAACAAAATCCGTATGGCTACCGTGCTCAAACGGAAGCTGGAAAAGAAACTATCATTATCAGAATAAAACATCATGAGTGATTCATTTATCTTATACACATCAGACTATCAATTAATCGAGGGGCTGACGGACGAGCAACTCGGGCAACTGACCCGGGCACTCTTCATATACGCAAGGGATGGCGAGGTTATCAATCTGGAACCAGTCGTACGTATGGCTTTCGTCTTTATCAAAGACAAGATTGATAGAAACCAGCAGAAGTACCAAAAGAAATGCGAACGTAATCGTGAGAACATTCGTAAACGATGGAATAAATCGAATACGAATGATACCAAAGAAAACGAACGTATACCAAGCGATACGAACGTATACGAACGTATACCAAGCGATACGACACGATACCTAAGTGATAGTGATAGTGATAGTGATAGTGATGCAAGTAAACTTGCAGATAATAATAAACCTTCTAAAGAAGGTATTCAGAGTGCATCGGTCAAGACCGAAGCACCCGGTGGCGGCAAGGTTTCAAAATCTCAAAATATAGACTATGCTGCCGTCAAGGAATACTGGAACCGCAAGCATGATGAGACGAAGAGTGCGATGCCGCCTATTACGCTCATGACTGAGAACCGCAAGGTTATGGTCAAGGCAAGGGTTCGTCAATGCAAGGGAGACGTGAAAACTCTGTACCGGGTAATTGACATTGCGATGGCATCTGACTTCATGAACGGCAATAATAAGCATGGCTGGCTCGGCAAGTTCGACTGGATATTCGGTAATGAGCAGAATTTCGCAAAGGTGCTGGAAGGCAACTTCAACAACGAGCCAGCCGCAAGCCAGCAGCCGCAATCGGCAGCAGCCAAGGCGCAGGATCCTGCGGCAACGGCAAGACCGAGCATCGGGGAACTATACGAGCAAGCCAAGCACCAGCAGCCAGCGAGCCAGCAGAGCCAAGACAGCAAGTTCCGGTGGGTAATCCAGCAGAACCTCGAAGACTTGAAGAAAAACCCAAACAACAAGCCTGCAAAGGATTCGCTGACAAGATACTACGAACGTGGAGTTCTGCAGCGGCTGGGCATCGACTGGAAGCCCGAAAAATAACGGATGAGGGCAAAAATAGCCGCTCTGGGACGTTTTCACGCTTCGGGCGGTAAATTATAAGCAAACAGATTTTAAACACTTAAAACGAAAGAATTATGGCAGAAGAAGTAATTGTAATTAATGAACCGGACGAAATAGCCAAGGATTTCGAGGAAGGTACGCTTCTAAAGATTGAAGGTAAGGTTTTCAAAGTGGAAGAAGATTCACTACACAACTCCGGCTGCAATGAGTGTTCATTTTGTGACGATATACAACTGAAAGAGTATTGCAGCTTCGCAAATTGCATTGGCTACGGAATTGATAATCCGGGGTGTCACTTTAAAGAGATTAAAGACCATGAATGAGTTATTTTTCCACGAATGCAGAGCCGCAGGGCTCGTATTCAAGACTTCGAACGATTGGTGCAAATGGCTGACCGATAATAGCTACGACATCAAGAAGCCGGTTGCAGAGCACGAAGGCTTTCAGTTCAATATCAAGGATGAGTGCATCAATCCGCACGTAATCGAGTATGCTGTAGATGGTGTAGACAACTGGGGATGGAAGGTAATGACCGCCAATACACAGTTCGGCTGGATATGGGGCTACAGCATTCAAAAAGGGAAGCATGGGTACGACAGCCCGGTAGCCTACCCGAGCAGATACGACACTCTCAGCATCTTCTACGGTAATGAGAAAGAAGCGGAGCACGATGCCCTGACCTGCATCATCAGAGACCTCGAGAAGAATGCTGGAACCAAGAACACCAACCTTCTTCTCTGGGCGGCAAAGAAGAAGCGTGCAGACATCATTCATCCACAGCAGGAACTTTTTAAATAGCAAAAAGATATGGTTAGACAACAGATAGGCTTTTTGATGATCGTAGTAGCAGCTACGATTGGTGTAATTGCATTATCAGCAATTTCAGACACTATCCGGCAGTGGAAGACGCTGGACAAGGAAGGAAAGATTGGCGGCTGCGTAATGGTTGCATTGCTCCTCTGGGCGACAATCACGACAGCGGCTCTAGGTATTTTATTATAAATAAAAAATATGAAAAAGATAGAAATCATAACAGACGAACACCGACATCACGTATACGTTGGCAACACCGATTTCTGGCTCAATACCAAGGAACTGCTGGAACTTTATTTTAAACTCGGAGACGTTAAGTTATAAACAATAAAAAACATTCAGACAATGGAACAGAAAGATATTGATATTTACGAAATACTCAAAAATGAAGAGTACGGTACAGAATTGTACACGCCAAAATGCGGAAGGGTGTGGCACAGTGGAATGGCAAACGACAAGGACAGTGCGAAAGCAATCTGGACTGAGGACGAAGCTGGAAGAGAACACTTCTTCGACAAGAACGGAAAAATCTATAAAGAAGGAGAAATTCTGCTCTTCCCTTCTAAAGAAATGAGAGACTGGAGCAAGTTATTCAAGAAGGGAGATGTGCTTGTTCATAGAGATGCCAACATACATGTTATCTTTGAAGGGTTTAAAGATAATCGCTACACAAGATTTAAAGGCAAGCATTATCTGTGGAAAGAATGTTTCGAAGATTATAACAAAGAAGTATCTGAAATGATAACTTTTACGTTTAGGAAAGCTAGCGATGATGAAGCCCAGACCTACATCAACACTTTAGAGAAGCATTTTGGTGGAAAGCTGAACCTCGAAACCCTGGAGATTGAGAAGCCAGCGTTTGAAATTGGCAAACTCTACGTTTTCAGAGAGGAAGACGAGGACGGAGAGCTGACAATCATCGGCAAGCTCATCGACAAGAACGAAAGCGAAGATACGCTGACATTCGGCAACCAGTACGAAATCGAGAACGAGAAGTTCGTGACCGACCAAACCTTCGACCTGCGTATCAGCGTTAACAAGGAACTGCGAGAAGCAACAGAGGGCGAATGTTGCACGTTCCAAGAGGCTTGCACCCTATGGGAGAAGAGCAAGGAAAAGAAGAGCAAGGAGCAGTCAGCCTTCAAGACCTTCGACAAGGTGCTGGTAAGGTGCGGAAAAAAATTCAAATGGCTTCCAGCGTTCTTTATTCGTGACCGTGGAGAGAGTTTCACGAATAGATACAACGTATTACCTTTGCACACCGGAAAGCCAGCGGATTTCTTTAGCTGCATCCCATTCGAGGGGCACGAGAATATCGTCTTCACTTCCTACGACATTGAGGATTTACCATTCTAGGACGTATGGCGAGTGAATTATGCAAGGCTTGCGATGCCGGGCGAAACTGCATAAATGGCATATATTGCCCGGCACGCAAGCAATATGTAGAACATCAGGTAATACTTGAATGCAATGAGCGATTTCGCAACAAGGGAGAAGAACAGAGCGTACTACCAGGAACACCGGGAACAGATCCTCAGAGCCACGAAGGAGTGGCGAAAGAGAAACCGGGAAAAATACCGGGCGTATCAGAAAGAGTACTGGAGTAAGCACTACCGGAACTACGGTACAAAGAACCGGGTAGCTGACAGAGCGATGCGTGAGAGGAAGAAGCCGGACGTAGAGAAGGCTCTTTCCATGTTCAAGAATCCGCAGCAGGCAGCGCATCTGGCATGGCTGCTAGAAAACAAAAAGAATAATCGGTCGTGAGTTCAATAATAGAGTTTTTAACCAGCGAGGACAGAAGGGGATGGCTCCCTATCAAAACAAATAAACTTATAACATCTTGAAATTACGATATGAGAGCCGGAAACGCATCTCCCGAAGTCTGACAGCAAACAAAGAAAGCGAGGTGGTACATGAAGAAGTAAGAAAAAGAAATCGTTAGAAAATTATGCTTTTATTCATTCGGCTGGCGGTGGAAGAAGGAAGAACCCTGCAAAAAAATCATTCATTAAGTTATTCATTTATTTTGCAAGCGCAGGCACAACTTCCGGAATCCCTGCCAGCTTTCTCTATCGCAACCGAAAAGAAGGGAAAGAAAGGGGTAGGGGAAAGATAGGGATAATAACGCATGTGCGCACGTATATGCGCACGTAAAGGGTGTTGAGTAATAAACTACACCAGCAAAACAAAATAAACGCTTATGCGTGAAATTTAAACAAAATAAGTACTTTAAAGAAAAAATGGAAAAAGGAACAGTTATAATCGGAATCGACCCCGACAATCAGGAAAGCGGAGTTGGAGCAGTCTTTGACGATAAAACATTCTTAGCCTACAAGATGGAGTTCCCAGCTTTGATAGATTACCTAAAGGCTATGAACGAGAGTTGCAAGAAGATTAAGGTCGTTATTGAAGGCGGCTGGCTCAACAAGAGCAACTGGCATGTGCTTAATCGGTTCATGACAGCAGTCAAGGCAGCAGCCATCGGACGCTCTACCGGAATGAACCATCAGACCGGAATTCTTATCGTTGAGTGCTGCAAACACTACAATATCCCCTGCGAAATCATCAAGCCACTAAAGAAGTGCTGGAAGGGTAAAGACGGAAAAATCACCCAAGACGAACTTGCTTATTTTGTAAGCGCAGGACAAAAGATGCCGAGAATGAACCAAGACCAGAGAGACGCACTTCTCCTCGCATGGGTCTGTGCAGGATACAAGGTCAGAGTGAAGCCGAAGAAACCGCAGACAACCCTGCAGAAGACCATCCGAGCCTTTGATGGATAAGATAAAAGCGAAGTGTTGGAAAAAGTTAAAAGTGTGCAAAGAACAAACAACTAAAGCAAAAAAGTCGTATCTTTGCGCCAGTGTTTATTAGATAAGCACAAATTTCGAACTTAAAACAAGAAGAAAATGGAAACAGAAGAAATCGCACTATCGAGGGTCAGCGAGAATGAGGCGAACCCTAGAACCATAACTGAGGCGAGTTTTCAAAAGCTGGTCAAGAGCATCCTCGTCTTCCCTAAGATGCTCCAGCTTCGCCCTATAGTCGTAGATGAGACATACAAGGCACTGGGTGGCAATATGAGAACGAGGGCACTCTGCCACATCGTAAGCATGACACCCGAAGCCATCATGGACGTTCTCGACACAGACCAGCGGCTGACCGATTCAGAGAAGCGGTTAATCGCCTACTACTGGAGCCTGTGGAAGGAGCAGCCGACTGCAACCATCGTCAAGGCATCAGACCTGACGGAGGCGCAGAAGAAAGAATTCATCATCAAGGATAATGCAGGCTTCGGAGACTGGGACACCGAAGAACTGGCAAACCAGTTCGGAGACCAGCCGCTGACCGACTGGGCAATCCCACAATGGATTCTCGGTATGGCAGGCATCAGCAACGAGCAAAAGGAGGGGGGCGATACTCCAACAGAAGGAGAAGGAGCACCGAAGCCAAGCCTAGTGGATAAATTTGTCGTTCCTCCCTTCTCAATCCTCGACACACGCCAAGGATACTGGGTTGAGCGCAAGAAGCAATGGCGTGCCATCGTTTCCAGCAAGGACATCGGGGCAAGCCGTGAACAGACCCTCGTCCGTTCCAAGGAAATGCGATACAAGGAACTGTACAGCAAGAGCGAGAAGTTCAGAAAAGAGAAAGGCATCTCTTTCGATGAGTATCTCGAGAACTATGTATCGCCCGAAGAGAAAGCCAAGGCAGACCGTAGCGTATTGGCGCAGGGTACAAGCCTTTTCGACCCGGTGTTGGCTGAAATCATCATGCGATGGTTCTGCAAGCCACATGGCAAGATTATCGACCCATTCGGAGGAGAGCAGACAAAGGGCGTTGTTGCTGGCACGCTAGGCTACGACTATCAAGCTGTGGAAATCCGCAAGGAGCAGGTAGACATCAACACAGAAGCGACCAAGGACTACGGCAGCGTGAAATATTTCTGCGGTGATTCAAACAACATCGGTCAGATAATCAAAGACAGCGATTTCGACCTCTGTTTCACCTCGCCACCATATTACGACCTGGAAGTCTACAGCAAGGAAGACATGAGCGCACTCGGCACATACGAGGAATTTATGAGCCAGTACGAAAACATCTTCAGGCAATGCGTAGACAAAATGAAGGATGGCTCATTCCTGGTTGTCAAGATTGGGGAGGTGCGAAACAAGAAGAACGGAGAGTACCGGAATTTCGTTGGAGACAATATCTCCACCTTCCTGCGGCTCGGTCTTCACTATTACAACGAACTCATCCTGATCGAGCAGGTCGCATCCCGATGCCTGAGAGCAGACGGAGGCATGAAATCACGCAAGACACAGAAGTGCCACCAAAACGTTCTCGTGTTCTATAAAGGCGAAATGGACGAAATCAAGAAGACGTTCGAGGAAATGAGAATGCCCGAAAAGATGCACACCAACGTGCTGGTATTCTACAAGGGCGACCCGAAACACGTTCAAGACCATTTCCAGCCTATCGAATACAACGAGGAAGAAGCCCAACAGATTGCGGACACCTTCAACAGCGTAGCACCACCAGCAGGAGAGGAAGAACAACCAGCAGAGGAAGGAGGGCAGAGCGATGAAGACACTGACGATTGACATCAGCCAAAGGGCAAAAACAATCCGTGCCTGCATCATCAAGCGGCACATGGAAGAGAACCACATCGACCGCTGCGTCTGCTTCTCCTGCGGCAACGCATCAAGAGCCATCAAGGAGGCAGGCATCCCCTGCGTGGAAATTTCTCCCGGTGGCGATTTGAGTGCGAACCGCTGGTGGAGCATGAACGAGATACGCAACACCTTCCCCGATTCCTTCGATGCAACCAGCGGACACCTGCCCATGGATATGATGAACCAGCTGGCAGCGGAATACAGAATGACTTTTTCCGACATCATCAAGAAGGGACAGACCTACACCATACCGACCGGAAGCGGAGAGACCGTAATCTGCCTGCGGATGGCTTTCCCTAAGTCGCAGTTCATTGCGCAATGGGATAACCAAGACCCCAGCTGCGAGTACTCAGACCAAGCACCGATGGCGCAACTTGTAAAAGCAACCGGGGAATGGGAGATAATAAACGGATGAGACGATATGCGGACGTATGCGGCACGTTCTCAAACCATGCGTATAACTAAGCGTGATTGAAATGTTCGAGCCGTGTGCACGAAATTCGCAGAAAATAACCTCCAAGGGAGCGGAAACGAAAAAGGCAGGAGATTAACCCCTGCCCATCGCTTTAATAATACATTGATTGATGAAGCCGCTGCGGTCTTTCTTATCGACCCCTGCCAAGATGTTAGCCACGTCCTCGGTAGCACCGAAATAGAATGTTGCAGCGTATTTCTTCGTTCGCCCTGCACCCTTGCGAGCACCTCCCCAAGATTTGGAGGTAGTTTCATTCGTAGTACTCATAATGTTAAAAATTTGGTTATATGAAAATTAATTCGTAAATTTGCAAACGAAATCCCAAAGTGGGGTGGTGGTTCGAGCACCACCCCTTGGAGTTAGAATAATCTAATCGTAAATGATAAGATTTCTATTTTCCAAATCTTTAATGAAATTTTCAGTACGTTCATAAGACTTTGGGATTTCATTTTACTTTTCCCTCATCCTCGGAGGGTTTCAGTAAGTAAGGACACTTCCCTTATTACGTTTGCAAAGATACGAAATTTATTTGAAATATGCAAGTTTTTCAAGTAGAATTTTTATAAAAAATCAAATAAATTTCAAGGAATCAAAATATGCCACAAGGTAATAACAACAAACATCGAGCGCAGAAAATCGACATCGAGAACCGCTTGCAGATTATCGCACCCTTATATCGCAGAGGATGGACGGAGCGAGAAATCACGGCAGAGGTGAGGAAACGGCTCGACAGACCGAAATACAATCAAGCGCACTGCGACATCCAGCGGTTATTGAAGGAGTGGAGGGAAGAGCGGCTGACCGACACAGACGAAAAGATAACCAGCGAGGTGGCAAGGTTGAAGCTGGTGATACGTGAAGCGTGGGAAGCCTGGGAGAAGTCCAAGGAAGACTACCACGAAAAGACATCGAACCAGCAGGGACTGCCAGTCGTAGATGAGCGAGGGAGGATGGTTTCTATCGAGACCGTCAAGACGATGATGTACGATGCCGAGAAACGAGGATTCGGAGAACCACGCTACCTCGACATCATCATCAAGGCAGAGACGCAGATTTGCAAGCTGCTCGGTCTGGATAAGGTCGTGCTCGACCTGAACGCAGGCTTCCAAGGCGGCATCGAGGTACGCTACATCAACTCGGGACACCAGTGTGCATCCAGCGAGCAGGAAGTAATCGAGCGTGAGGGATTGGATAAAGAATAATTTAACCATAATTTTGTTTTAAGTTTTTATTGTTTGAAAGAATGGCACTATTTGATGTTATTGGTGAACTGTATGATCCGAATGCGGACGTGAAGCCAAGGTTTCTCGTAAACCAAGGAGGCACGTCCTCGGGGAAGACATACACCATCATGCAGCGTCTTATAGTGCTTTCTTTTGAGCATCCGATGGCAATTATCACGGTGTGCGGTCAAGACCTCCCGAACTTGAAAGTGGGAGCCATGCGAGACCTCGACACCATCCTGCACTCAAGGGCAGAGTTGCTGGACTGGTTCAAGAATAACAAGAGCGACAGCAGCTACCGAGGAAAGAACGGCTCCATCATCGAGTTCAAGAGTTATCAAGATGCGCAGGACGCAAAGAACGGTAAGCGAGACTATTTGTTTGTTAACGAGGCGAACGGTGTGCCCTATGAAGTGTTTTGGCAGCTTGCCATCCGAACACGTAAGCAGGTATTCATCGATTACAACCCAAGCGCAAGGTTTTGGGTACACAACAACATCATCGGCAGGGATGATTGCAGATTGATTCTGAGCGACCATCGAAACAACCGATTCCTGACTGAGCAGGAACACAAGAAAATTGAAGAGATTGACGACCCCGAACTGTGGCGAGTTTACGCAAGAGGACTGACCGGAAAGATAACCGGGCTTATCTTCACCAACTGGGGCATCGTTGACAAGCTGCCACCAAGGGAGGAGTGGAAGATGGAATGCAGGGGTATGGACTTCGGATTCACCAACGACCCAACTGCGCTGGAGCACGTTATATTGGCGCACGGAGAGTTATGGGTGGACGAAGAAATCTACCAGCCTGGAATGACGAACGATGACATCGCAGACCGATGCAAGGAACAAGGACGGACGAAACGAGACCTTATCATTGCGGATTCGGCAGAGCCTAAGAGCATTCAGGAGATACACAACCGGGGGCTGTGGATAATCGGCAGCACCAAGGGCAAGGACAGTATCAACAACGGCATCGACATCTTGAAGCGTTTCCGCATCAACATAACAAGACGCAGCCACGGCATCATCGGGAACATGCAGCAATACAAGTGGAAGAAGTCAAGGGATGGAGAGACAACGAACCAGCCTATAGACGCATTTAACCACGGCATAGACGCAATACGATACGTAGCCCTTAAGAAGTTATCCGTAGCGAGCCATGGAACGGCTAGGGCGCACGTATTGAGACAAAGATAACGACAAAATTATAAAGCGTATGGATAATAACACTACATTCAAGTACTGGCTGGCAGTTGCTAGGCACACCAGCTACAAAATCGGCAAGCAGCCACGACCAGCGTTTGTCGGAGGGAAATCAGTGCCCGACAATCTCAACCAGCTATCCATCGGACAGCTGATTGACCTTTCCCAGCTATCAGACAGCGAAGAAAGTCTGTATCAGATAGTGACAACCGTCCTCGGTCTGAGCCACAAGGAAGTGGAGCAGGCTAGGGCGGTTGATGTCGTTATGCTCATCGGCTGGGTAACATCAGAGGTGGAACGTATCAACAAGCTCTTCGAGAGCACAGACACAGCGAAGCCAACACGACTGGAGAAGGAGGCAGGCATCGACACCCTGCGGTTCGGACTGTTCGGTATGCTGGACTGGTATGCGGTAAGGATGGGCATCAGCGACCACGACCAAGTATTAAAAACACCATGGCTTCGCATCTACAAGTGCATGGAAATGGACAACAAGAGAAGTGTGTACGAGCGGAACCTGCAGAAGTTGCAGGCAGAGGAAATGAAACGTAAATCTAGATAATTATGGCAACAATCAGAGAAACATTAAGGCAGTTGGCAGCAGACACGCTACCAGACTACACCTACCTATTCGAGGACTGGGACACTGCGGACACCAAGCTGGAGAAACTGAACTATCCGGCAATCGTCTGCATCATCCCAGCCAGCGGCACGACAGAGATACGCAACGGCAGGGTATACGACACCGTAAACGTTGCCCTGGCTTATCTCGACACCGTACCGAGGGCAGCGGATGGAGAAGACAACGGAGAGTGCATCGACCGAATGAAGGTGGCAGGGGCGAGGATGATACGAGCCATCAACCAGTCGCACCAGTTCGAACCACTGGAAGGGCAGCAGTACTACGAGACCATCATCGAGCGGATGAGCACAATCGTGTCGGGCGTAATGTACTCCCTTCAGCTGACACAGAGCATAGGAGGGTGTGAGGTATGAGCAAGGGAGGCATTCAATTCGACCCCAAGGCGGCATCGCTCATTATGCGTGAGGAAGTGGAGAGAGCACGGCAGCTTATCATCAACCACATACGTATCAACGGACAGAACGCATCAGGGCGCACCATAGCGAGCCTAAAGGTGGAGCAGCCCAGCGAGGAAGAAACCATCCTCTGGGGACACAAGCCATTCGGGGTGCTGGAGACCGGACGAAGGGCAGGAAAGATACCATACGACTTCCGTGGCATCATCCGGCAGTGGATGAAAGACAAGGGACTGCATGGCACACCTATACCCTACAAGACCGACCGGGCACACAAGTATACACCACAAGAGCGTGGCGACATGAGCATGGCAGGAGCCATCGCCCACACCATCGCCAACAAGGGTTCTAAGCTGCACCGGACGGGCGGCAGGGCTGACGTATACAGCAACGTTGTGCCCGACACGATGAAGCGGCTGGGGCAGCGGCTTATTTTCTTAATCCACCAGTCGGTGGGAAGTATAAAATTAAACAATGAGACGGTATGAGACAGACAACAACAAACAATATCACGATTCAATACCCGGACGCTGTAGGCTTCGCATTCTTGCCTTGCATCATCAAGGCAAGCGGCTCTGGTGTTGCGAGCATCGAGGCAACCATCAGCAGGGAGACCAAGACGTACACGTACAGCGTGGAAGCGTTTGCAGATAATTGCATCATGGACTACCGGGAATATGTGCAGGCACTCTTCGATGGCATCAGCTTTGGAAACATCGACTACAGCAGGGAGAGCCAGAAGAGCAACCTCGGGGCAGTGTTCGATATTTCCGTGAAGGTCAAGAACAGCGAGGGGAGCGACCTTGCGACATTCAGCTACACGACCTTCTATGTTTGGGGAGCGATGAGGGCAGGAGAGACGTGGAACGCAAACAAGAAGCTGACATGGTTCACGAACTTTCCATTCTCCTTCGGGCTATACATCAACGAGGAAACAAGCCTTCTTGTGTATGCTGACGGAAGGGTTACTAATAAGCACCTAGACATCGCAGAGCAGGGTATTTTCGAGATTACCAGCAAGGTTCTTAAGGCAGGAGCGAAATCCTACTCAATCAAGGACTATGATGGAAAGATACAGCAGGCGACCTTCGACACGACCTTTGATTTCACGTTCTATCTAAAGACAAGCAGCAAGTATACGGAACTGGCAGCTATCAAGACCGACAACACGGAGAAGGGTATCTACCTGCGTTGGGTTGACCGTCACGGCTTCTATCGCTACTGGCTATTCACGCAAGGCGATGAGAGCAGGGCGATAAGCAGCGACACCAGCTTTGTACGCAACAACCTCGGAGAGTATGACGATACGATATTCGGCTACCTCGGAGCGAACGGCAGAAGGCAGGGCTACGGCAGAGAGGACACCATACCACTTTGTGCGCCATTGGTAGACAGCGAGACGTTCGATTTCCTGCAAGACCTAGCCAGCAGCCCGGTCGTGGATATGTACCTCGGTGGCGACAAATGGCAGAGTGTGACAATCAAGGCAGGAACCTACACCAAGACAACAGCAGAGTTGCAGGATTTCGTCTGCAACCTAGTTATTAACAATACACAGATTCAGCAGCTATGACAGACCAGCAACTATACATAGACGGTGTTCTTATGGATATGAGCGAGGATTCGGCAATCACGCTCGACATCAAGAGCAATCTTTTCCGTGACATCACGAAAATGACCGCCAACACGACATACACCATCAACCTGCCCAAGACAGCGCACAATATGGCTGTGCTGGAGTTTGCAGGGAAACCGAGCACCAGCAGCAAATACCCCTATATTTTCCACACAGCACGTTATTTCCGCAACGGACTTGAGATTATCCACAGCGGCAGGGCAAGCGTTCTGAGCGTAAAGGAAACCATCGAAATTTCGATTTATTGGGGATTGTTCCAAGCATTGGCAACGCTGCAATCTTCCGACCTAAAGCTGAACGAGTTGAATTGCACGAAGTATCTGCGGTTTACCAAAAACAACAGCTACGACACCTACGAGAAGGCAATAGCGGATGGAGTATTCTATGGAAGATACGAAACGGCTTGGGTGGAAGACTACTCGGAGGAATGGCAGGGCTACGACCGTAACCTAGGCAGAAACAGCGATAATTACTACAAGCTGGGTGTCGGAAAGATTCTTACTGGCACAGAGACTGGAAAATATGTGTCTGGTGACAGAGTGCTAGATAAAGCCTACAAGAGCACCATTATACCCTTCACGGCAGGCATGAGAGCCACCATCAGCAAGGTTTTAGGCAAGGGGCAATTCCGGACATGGGCAATACTCGACAGCAACAAGAACGTTATTAGCCTTGCCGATGATGCCGGGAAGACAGAAAAAGAGACTTATCCGGTACTACCAGCTCCAGATCCTATGCTCGGAATGTTCGTGAGTGCAGGAGCGTGCATCGCCAATCTCGAAACGAGTGTTGCCATGGAGACAATATCCATCAGGGTTCGGGCAGAGAAGGCTGGCTCTGTCGAATACGGAGCACTTGATACGAAGACCGGAGAGACAACACCATGGGGAACGTATGATGTTGCAGCCGGAGAAACAGAAATTAATGTTGTAAAGAGCAAGCCTTCCGGTATCCTCGTATACATCAAGCCTTCGGTAGATAAGATGATAAGTATGGCGATAAGCACGGCTGTGGCGGCTTATTATCTCTCGGACGGTAAGTTATCCCAAGTGCAGGCAGGTGGAGCCTACAGCGTTAAATATACGAGCGAGAGCATGCCAATCGATGTAGACCTGCAAGCACCAGCAACAGCAGCGTGGCTCATCATTAATGCCATGCAAGAATACAGCACTGGCGATACCGTAACCGTTACGAACAATACTGAACGCAGCGCAAGAGCCAACGGAACGCAGACCTATTCCGATGATGAAAATATTCTCAGCTCATCAGACCATGGAACGGTGCAGCCAAGTGTCACGGTGCAATATATTCTAGACCTTATCACGGCACAGACTGGTGTGGCATTCGGCTGGAGTGAGCAAGCAAAGGAAATCATCAAGGGGCTTGCCGTTCCGCTTGTTACGAGGAAAGCTGTAGGGCAGAGTGTTGCCGGGACACTTGAAGGGCGGTTTGGTAATAGAACTCGTGTTGGCGACCCTCCTCTTCTGTTTCAACTCAGTAAGGTGTCGGAAGCTTTCGCTAATTCCAGTACAACCGATTGGTACAGCCAGCTTGAAGTGAAGATTGCCTGCACAATGGTTTTTGATGTTCAGATGAATTGGTCGTGGGACGCATCACAAATTGAAGCGACTTTTTATCTTATCGAAGAAATCGGATACGTATCAAATGAATACGGCTACAAGTATCCACCTTGTTACATTGAAATCAAGGTCGTTTCCGTTCACACCAGCGACCAAGAGGAAAGCGAATACACCAAGTCCTACATCGTAGGTGTGCAGCCCGATGACGATGGAAAAATGTGGGTAAAGAATAACCAACGAGATATGGTGGACGGACGTTTCATTCATCTAATTGCAGGGCGAGGGGAGATTGAACTTGCGGAAGGCGACATTGTGACCTTTACGGCTAAGAATTTAAGAGGAAACCGACTTTTCGATTTGCAACTTTACAACGGACGGTTGACTGCCAGCATCAAGCAAAGCGATGAAGTACCCTACGGTGGTAATTTCCCAATCGGAAAGAACCTTCCCGACATCAAGGTAACGGACTTCTTGAAGTGTCTCTGCATCCTAACCTCGACTTACCCAAGCCAACGTTTCAGAGGTGGTACACTATCGTTTGCCGACATCGTGAGCCTATGGGAAACCAAGGCGCAAGCGGTGGACTGGACAAAGAAGCTCATCCCGAGCGAAGCCAGCAACCATCCAAGGCAGACCGATTTCAGCGTAGAGGAATATTGTCAGCATAATATCTACAAGTGGAAGGAAGACGATACAGTCTACCAGCAGCACGATGCGGATATGACCATAGACAACGAGACGCTGGAGTATACTCAGGATGTAATCACTTTGCCTTTTGCAGCCACGAACGGAAACCGCATACCAATCTACGAGTGGGAGGACGTGAACGTTATCGTAGGAGACACTACCATCAAAAAAAGAAAAGCCACCAAATACAAGGCATGCAAAGACCGCATCGTGAACCTGACGAAGAACGATGCCGGCTATGCGGAATTGGCTTTCAACATCGACCTTCAGGACATCTTCGACAACAAGCTGGAAAAGTTGAGAAAGACGGTGGCGAACCCACACCACATTGTGGAGCGGTTCAACCTTTCCGATTTGGAGATACTGAACTTTGACGAAACGAAACCAGTGTACCTTGCCCAGTATGGAGCCTATTTTGCTGTTTTAGAAATCAAGACAACAAACAGCGGATATTGCGAGGTTACAATGATAGAGTTGAACAACTAAAAAGAAAGAACTATGGTAAGTGAAGACAAACAGCAGATTCTTGACATAAAAGTCAAGTACGAGGATGCAATCTATGGCATCATCAGATACAAAGAGAAGATAGACCAGCTAAAGGCAAGCATCAAGGACTTGCAGCAGCAGGAAAAAGACAAGACCATCACGACAAACGAAATGAAGGTGCAGACGGAAGCCATCAACGCAACCATCAAGGAGTACCAGTACAACGTGCGAGCCTTGCAGAAGGAGATCCAGAACAACGTGCGCACAGAGAACGAGCAGGAGGGCAGTTTGAAGCAGTTGCGTGCCCAGCTTTCCAATGCCACTAAGGCTTACGATGAGATGAGCCGTGCCGAGCGTGATAGTTCCAAGGGTCAGGAGATGCAGGAGCATATCCAAGACTTGATAGAGGAGCTGAAAGAGGCTGAGGAGGCTACTGGAAGATTTCAGCGCAGTGTCGGCAGCTATTACGATTCCATGATGAAGGCGGCTGACGACCTACAGAACACCGAGTTTTTCGGTTTTGATGTCGTTAATGATACTGGAATCGGAAAGGTCATGGAAATGGGAAAGTCCGTGGAAGACCTAAGGGTAAAGTTTGGTGCGTTGAAAAATACGGCTCTTTCCTTATTGACCAACCCTTATTTCCTCGCCATGGCAGGTGTGGCTGGTGTCGGAATGGCTTTCAAATGGTTCTATGACTACAACAAGGGCATAGAGGAAGCCACACGCAAGACCATGCAGTTCACTGGGCTTTTCGGTGACGAAATGAAATCAGTGAGAAATCAAGCCTTGGCAATCAGCGAGACGTTTGGCGTGGATTTTGGCGAAACCTTGCAATCCGCAAATGTAATGAGCAAGCAGTTTGGCATCAGTGTATCAGAATCGCTAAAGCTCTTGCAAGATGGCTTTGTGGCTGGTGCGAATGCTAGTGATGGGTTCCTAGAGAACGTGAAGGAATACCCAACGTACCTGAAGGAGGCTGGATTGAATGCGGAGCAATTCGTGGCAATTTCAACCAACGCCACCAAGCAGGGAATATTCTCTGATAAGGGTCTTGACACCATCAAGGAGGGTAATCTTAGACTTCGAGAGATGACTACCGCAACAGCAGCCGCATTGGATGGCATAGGTATATCAAGCAAGAAAGTTCAGAAAGAACTGCAAAACGGTAGCAAGACCACATTCGACATCATGCAGGAGGTCGGTAACAAGCTAAAGGAGTTCCCTGCTTCATCAGCCAAGGTAGGAACAGCCATCGCAGATATATTTGGAGGTCCTGGCGAGGATGCAGGACTAAAGTACATCGAGACCCTCGGAGACATTGAGATGAACATGGATAAGGTCAAGGAACAATCCGGTGATGTTGCCAAGGCTCAGGAAAAGCAGGTGGAAGCCAACAAGCGTTTGAAGGATACCGCAAGTGCACTCTTTGACGTTACTGGTGGCGGCTTTGAAATGATGAAGGCTCAGGCGGCAACATTCGTAAGCAACCATCTAACGAAACTATTGAGGGCTATCATCAACCTCTATAACCAAAGCGTGGCATTTAGGGGATTGATTCAGTTGATAGGCTTTGCGTTTAAGTCTGTCGGACAGGTTGCCTTGCTTGCCTTCAACATCATCATAGATGCCATTAAGCTTGTTGCAAGACCAGTGAGGGGACTGTTGCAGATGTTTGAGGGCTTTTTCTCCTTTGACGTGAAGCAGATGCGAGACGGCTTCAACTCCATCTTTTCGGGTCTTGGCAATACCGTGAAGGAGGCTTGGGGAGACTTGAAGAAATTCGGCAGCGGAATGGCTGATGCTATCGTGGGTGGCATGAAGAATACTTTTAACCATGCTAACATCAAGATACCAGTCAGCGCAGATGCGCCATCCATGGCGACCGCCACAACCGACAATACAAAGCTCAAGGACGGCACTAATATCGCCAGCACTACCCCTAAGACCAAGAAGGAGAAGGCAGCAGCCGACAAGGCGGCAAAGGAGGAAGCCGAGCGCAGGAAGAAGCAGGAAAAGGAATTGCAGGAAGCGATTGCGCTTATACAGTACAAGTACAACGAGCAAGTAATGGACGCAAAGAAGCGATACCTCGCAGGCATGTACGACAACGAGCGAGACTACAGCAACGACCTCGAACAGCTGGAGAAGAACATGGTGGCACGAAGCATTGACGCATACGTGGCGGCAGGGCAAATCGGAGCAGAAAAAGCGCAGGAAATGCAGGCAAAACTTCTCGGCATCATGATAAAGGCGAAAGCGGACTTGAAGAACCAAGCCAAGGAGATTGTGGACGAACTCAACAAGGAGTTCGAGGACGCAGAGAAGGCTCGCAAGGATGCGGACATCATGAACGGTGACACTGGAGAGGAAGACGATACAGCCAAGCTGGAGAGATACAAGGCTTTCCTTCAGAGCAAGCTGGACGCATACAAGGACTATTCAGCCGTTCAGGACCAGCTACAGAAGGATTTGAGCGATGCAGAAGTCAAGGAGCAAGAGGAAGCCAACAAGAAAAAGGCAGCTTTGACGGAAGAGCAACTGAAAATGATGAGCGACATGATACAGACCATGGGAGACGGTCTGTCCGAGTTCTTCGAGAGCGAGGATAAATCGCTGCACTCATTCCTCAAATCGATGCTGACATCAATACTTGACGCAATCGAGATAGCAGTTAATGCTTACTATGCTCAAATCCTCGCAAAGGAGATTGCAAGCAAGTCGTGGGGAGGTGTTGCGAGTGCAGCAGCATTAATGGTACTTATCAAGGCAGCCTTTGCAGGAGCAAAAGCACTCGTCAAGGGCTTCTCCACTGGTGGCTACGTCCAAGGCTCGGGCACTGGAACCAGCGACAGCATCCCGGCAAGGCTCTCAAATGGCGAGAGCGTAATGACCGCCAAGGCGACTTCGATGTTCAGCCCTATATTATCCGCATTCAACCAGCTAGGCGGTGGTGTTCCTATCGTAGCGAACAACGGAGGCAGCAACATCGGCATGGATATGCTGGCGGCAGCTGTAGCTAGAGGGTATCAGATGGCTCCACAGCCAGTAGTGAGCGTTGAGGAGATAAACAGAACCCAGCGGAGAGTGCAGACGATAGAGAATATCGGCAGGCTCTAAGGTTGCAGTTATTTAATCAAGATTTGCGTTCTGAGCGGTTTTCGCTTGAAGGTGGTAAAGTTACACACCCAAGGCGATAAAAGCCGCTTAGGGCGCAAAATTTGGGCTTGTTTAGAAAAATTAACTGCTTACGAGATAAACATATTGAAAAATATCGTATCTTTGCAGCGTTTTAAAACTTAAAAATACCGATTCAATGGCAAAACTCAGAATATACAACGACATCGACAGCCAAGACAACAAGTTCTGGTATCAATGGTGGGGAGGTGATTGCGTATGTTTTCAAGACATAGATGCTTTTGCAGCAAGCATACCGAAAGACGATGATTCAATCGATATGCGCATCTTCTGCAATGGCGGCTCGGTGGTTGAAGGCTGGGCAATCTACGACAGACTGCGACAGAGCGGCAAGAAGATTTCCTGCACCGTTGAGGGCAAGGCAGCATCCATGGCAACAATCATCATGCTCGCAGCACCAAAGGAGAGCCGCAAGGCATACGAGAACGCTGCCTTCCTCCTGCACAATCCGTGGGTTCCTGGCTGGGGGTTGGGCGACCAGCTGAACGCAAAGGACTTGAAGAACCTGGGCGAGGAAATGCAGATGTGGCAGGATAAGATGGTGGACGCATACGTAGAGCGGTGCGAGTGCGATAGGGAAGAGATACAAGCCCTTATGGATAAGGACATCTTCATCAACACAAGCGAGGCTTTGCGCCTAGGTCTTATCAGCAGCACCGTTTCAGCACTCAGCGCAAGCGCATCAAAACGCAACATAGAAAATTTTATTAATTCAAAACAACAAAATCCAAAAGCAATGGAGAAGAAAACAGAAGTAAAGGCTTCTCTCCTCGACCAGATTCTCGCCAAGTTGGGCGTGAAGACACTGGAGGAAGCAGAGCAGGCGGTGGCAGAGCCACAAGCCAAGGCAGAGCCAAAGGCGATGGAACTCAACACAGCAGACGGACAGACACTGACCGTTGAGCGTGAAGAGGGAGATCCACAAGTTGGCGACAAGGCAAGTCCGGATGGAACGTTTGAAATGCCCGATGGCAAGACAATCGTTGTCGAGGACGGTGTAATTACCGACATTCAGACCGCAGGCGGTGAAGGCAATGAAGGCGGTGAGGGCAATGAAGGCGGTGAGGGCGGCAGCGCATCAAGCACCGATGACGAAACCGTAGCCAAGTTGAAGCAGCAGGTAGCAGCACTCAAGCAGCAGTTGAACGACACCAAGGCACAGCTGGCAGGCGCACAGAAACTCGCAAAGAGCAAGGAAGACATGCGCATTCTGAATGCCGTGAAGATGGCAGGCGGTGCTGAGAAGGTGCTGGCAGGCTACAGCAGCCACTATCAGCCAGCGCAGCGACAGCCAAGCGGCAAGGGCGCAGGCGACAACGTGAACGCTGTCGAGGAAGGCAAGAACGCTATCAAGGAGAGACTTGCCAAGCTCCACAGAAAGGGCAAGAAGTAACAAAGTATTAACCCATTAAATCAGAAGAAAATAATGGCAGGATTTACAAAACAGCAACTCGAGAACCTTAAACTCGAGCCGGAAAACCTCGCAAGCATCAAGGATGCCGTGCAGGAAACCTTCTACAACGATGAAGACTTCTCTTCATTCGTGAACATTCAGAAGGTCAAAGAGAAAGACCCTATCGCTCTTCTCGGAGAGATGGAAATGGTCGGTAAGAAGGGTGGCGGTTGCGACCCTACCTACGAAGAGAAGGGTATCGCTAACTCTCAGAAGCGTTGGGAACTCGGACAGTGGGAAATCCCTCTCAAGATTTGCTACGAGGCATTGAAGGGAACCATCGCAGAGTATTCATTGAAGACTGGTACAGCCATTGGCGACCTCACCAGCACCGACTTCATGACAATCTATGCAGATGCACTCCAGCGAGCCATGCAGCAGATGATTTGGCGTTTCGGCTGGCTTGGCGACAAGGCAGCAGCACTGGCAAGTGAAGAAGGTGGCGGTGGCGGCAAGCTGACAGCAGGCTTAGATGTCAGTAATTTCAACGTCTGCGATGGTCTGTTCAAGCGCATCTTTGAAGCCACAGCGACCAAACATACCGCCATTGCAGCCAACAGCGAGACCACGGCAGCATTGCAGATTTCTGCATTGCGCAAGGGTGGTGCGGCTACTACACTTGTAGACACCATTTTGATGGATACAGACACACGTATCGTTGACGACAGCGATGCCGTATTGCTCATGACACGCTCGCTTGCTGACGCATTGACCTACGACCTCAAGAAGACCTACCACGACATTATGCCATGGGAGAAGTTGTTCGATGGCTTCGAAGTAGCGACCTACAACGGAGTGAAGATTGCACGTGTCGGCATCTGGGACAGAATGATTAAAGCATACGAGAAGGGCGCAACGACAGTCAACCTTCCACACCGTGCGGTCTTCTGCAATCCGAAGCACCTTATGATTGGTACAGATGCAGACAGCCTCATCAGCGACCTCGACATCTGGTTCGACCAGAAGGAGCGCAGAAACTATCTCTATGCTACCGGTAAGATTGGCACGGCTCTCCTCGAAGAGGACATGATCCATGCAGCTTACTAATCGCTCCAAATTTTCAGTTTAGTATTAAGTTATTTTTGACAATCCTCAACACCCACAAAACGGTGTTGGGGATATAACAATTTAAAACGAATTAATATGACAACAACTTGCGAGAGCCTTATCGCCCAGGACATCATCATCCCTTGCGAAGACCAAGTAACAAAGGGACTGGAGGGCGATGGACTTATCATCAACCGAGACGACATTGACTTCACTAAGTGCGTTGTCGAAGGCAATACAATTAAAACATTGGTCTTGAAGACTGGCAAGAAAGCATACGCCATCCGGCAGGAGGGCAGCAAGCCTTTTACCGGAACCAAGACCGAGCTGACCGTTGGCACGTACCGCAACAGCTGGAAGAACACCGTAGCAGTCGTGGTATTGGCAAACACACCTGACGTTTGCGCAAATGTTATCGATGGACTGGCGAACGGAAAGTTCGTTATCATCCTGCGTAACCTCTCTAAGGGAGCGGACGGAAGTGCAGAGTACCAGGTATTCGGATATGCGCAGGCACTGAAGGCAAGCGCAGGCGAGAACGACAAGTACTCAGACGACACCGAGGGTGGCTGGCTTATCACGCTGGAAGAGGAGAGCGTACCGAAGGCAGCTTATTTCTTCTTCGACACAGACAGCGAGACCACAGCAGCCAAGTATAAGAGCCTTCTGACGGAAGCAGCAGCGTAGCCTATGACATACAAGGAAGCAACAGCCAAGGTCGTGGAGTTGAAGGCACGTTTCGACAGTCCCTTTGATGCAACCGACAAGGCAGTTATAGAAACTCTATATTTCGAGGTAACACGCAAGCGGTTTGTACCGACAACCTGCCAGCAGTGTTACCACGATGCTCTGATAGAAATATATCTAAAACTCAAAAAAGAAAAGGCAATGCCAAAAACATGTAATTACGCAATGAAGGCAGGTTTTATCATTTCCTGCCCGGATTTCTACCATGGTAAGATTTTCACGAATGAGAACCTGACCGACAAGGTAGCGCACGAATATCTGACGAAGTACCCACAAATGGAGAGTTACTTTCAGAAGATACCCAGCGAGGAACTCATCGAGAACAAGCAGCCGCCAGCAGGCAGCGACAGCGGTGCAGATGATACCACCGGGAAAGATCCTGCCGAAAAAGCAGCAGGCAGCGACAAGAAGAAAGACCTCGACCAAGCCGAGAAAGCAGGCAAGGAAGAGTAACAAAACAACAAGTAAAACGACACAAGCAGTATGAACGTTAAGACAGTTAAGAAGCCAAAGCGAAGGGTTGATATTGGCTACGTCAGCCGATTCAAGATGCAGGCATACGGATATGATAATCTTTATCCGCAGAACCTCGCACGCATCACGGAAGCCAGCGGTACGGCAATGCTGTGCCTTAACCGATACGCCCGATTCATTGAGGGCTACGGCTTTGATAGCGACATTCTAGCAGCGTTGGCGATGAACCAGCAAGGGGACACGGCAGACGATTTGCTTCGAAACGTAGCGCAAGACCTCGCACGCTTTGGAGGCTTTGCCCTTCATGTAAACTACAACGTTCTAGGGCAGGTGTCGAGCGTGAGCCACGTACCCTTTGAGAATTGCCGCCTTGAAGAGACGGACGACAAGGGGAGCGTGGCGCACGTCTTGCTGCATCCCGACTGGGAGCAGAAGAAAACGAGGAACGGAAAGCGGTTGATGGTGAACGACAAGACTATCGAGCGCATCAACGTATTCAACCCCGACCCCGACATCGTTCTTGAACAGATTGAGAACGCAGGAGGCATCGACAGCTACAAGGGGCAGGTTCTGTGGCAGAGCCTAGACGGACAGTTTATTTATCCTACAGCCAGCTACGATTCAGCCATCACGGAGATTTCGACCGATGAGGGACTGGGCAACGTCAAGATGCGAAACGTCCGCAACAACTTCCTCGTATCGTGTATGCTTGTAACAAAAAAAGGCGTTCCGAAGTTCAACGAGGAAGGCGAAGAGGTGGAGAGCGGACAGATGATTTCCGATGAAGACCTTTTGCAGTTCCAAGGGGACGAGAACACAGCGAAGATTCTCGCTGTCGAGGTTGAGAACGAGGAAGACGAACCAAAGGTTGTGGCTTTCCCTACGAAGAACTTCGACAAGGAGTTTTCCGTGACAGACAGCAGCGTTATCGAACGCATCTACGCACAGTTTCACCAAGAACTCTTCTACTCCATCCGTATTGGCAAGCTGGGATTCAGCGGGCAAGTGATGCAGGACGCTTACGAATACTATGCAGGCGAAGTGACGACCGAGCAGCGATTCATCGAGCGAGCCTTCAAAAAGATTTTCGATAGCTGGCACGACCCAGCCATTCAGAACCTAGACCCCAAGCTACAGCCGCTAAAGTATATCAGCAGCGAGGTTGCAGGGAACAACACGATAGATGATTGAGCCTATGGGAGAACAAAGAAAACAACTTATTACGGTTGATCAGTTCCGAGAACTGGCACGACCGACCAGCACACACCTAGATGAGGATGAAGTGAACACATACATTCGGGAATGCGAAGATGCGAACATCATACCAGCCATCGGGTGGGAGCGGTTCAAGGCAGCGACCGAGCAGGGAGAGTGGGACGATTCAGTCTTGCCCGATTTCAAGCCTGCAACTTTCCTGGACGGTGGCGAATACACCACCAAGAAGGAGGGCGATTGCAGCCAAGACGAAACCAAGGTGCAGAAGTACACCAGCGGAATACGCAAAGCACTCGCTTATTTCACGTATGCGAGACTTTTTCGTGCCGATGGCACAATTATAAGCCGAGCAGGTGGAATGCGCCACAGAGACGATTATTCAGACCATGTTCAAGACGTATCGAGCAACAAGCAGTACAACGACATATTGGATATGGCAGAAAGATATTTATCAGATGCACTCGAATACCTCAAGGCATTCACCCCGAAAGGAGAAGTGAAGCCACAGCGAGGAACGAGGGCACACATTCACGCAATAGGAGATTAATATATGGCAACAATAAACGAAATTAAACAGCAGGCGGCTGCGGTTAAGAACGCTACGCAGGTGGGCGAGAACACAGCCGAGAGGGTAGGCGGTACTCTCGCTGGTCTTGCGGATATTGCAGAGCAGCAGGACACCGAACTTGGCAAGAAGGTTGACAAGGAGGAAGGCAAGAGCCTGATCGAAGATGAAGTAAAGGAGTGCTTTAGGGTAATAGAAAACGAGGAGTTTATCAAGGCTATAGTGGATACTGATGATAAGGTTCTCTTTGGTTTCTACAGATCGACTGGCAAGCCATATTATCCTCTCAATGAAATGTATCATGTCATTCAGAATGAGGAATACTTTGCTGCTTGGCTTGATACAGATGATAAGGTAGTTCTTGGTATCAGAAGAGACGGAGAAATCATTGGTGAAATCCATGCTATCAATGCCTTGAAGCAAGTTATCTCTCAACTTCAATCAGACCTTGCATCATTGCAGGAAAAGGTAGGTACAATAGATACCAATCTCAAAGAACTCCTCAATGTTTTTTCTTTGCAAGATAACGAGGAATATTTTGCAGTTGAGCAAGATGCAGAAGGAAAGATTCTTTCTGCAACAAATCCCGATGGTAGTCACTATATTCATAATGCCAAGTCCGAAACTATCCCAACAGAATTTGAGCATATTGAAGACCCTGAGGGTAGAACGGAAATTACAACTGATGCAGAGGATAAAGTAATGTCTTATCGTAATGCCAATGGCAAAAAGCATGAGCATGATATGGAAGTCACAAATCTTGATGTGTCAAACATTAATCTCAAAGGCAATAGTGTGAACAATATTCAAGATGCTTTGAAAGCAAACGGTTTTGATGTTAAAACTCCTATTGATTGGAGTGATTATCTATCTAATGATGGAGACAACCCGCTTTATATCCCTGAGCCTCGGTATGCTATAATTAATATTAGTGGTATTGACTCTATGCCAACTGCAAAGGGGGTTAATGAAAAAGCATACTTTGAAATGTGGGATATGCAAGGTAACTACTTTAAGAAGAAGGTAATTATGAATGCACAGGGTAATACTACTATGTATTTCCCGAAAAAATCGTTTGCTTGTGACTTTTTTGATAATGACTGGAATGGTGATAGTTTTGCTATAAAAATAGGAGATTGGGTTCCTCAAGATTCTTTCCATTTTAAAGCTCAATATACAGATTTCTTTAAGGGTATAAGTATTGTAGCTTACAAATTGATTCAAGAAGTCTGGGCATCAAGAAGTCCAATCTATTCCAATCCATGGAAGAAGGCATTACTTAGCACTATAAATATTACATCAGGAAGCTGGAACAATAATGGTGTTAATGATTTGTCTATTCAAAAAGATACTGGAGCCAAATGTATACCAGATGCTTTCCCATGTGCAGTATATTTGAATGACATATTTTATGGAGTATTTAACTGGGCATTGAAGAAACATAGGGATAATTATCATCTAAACAAATCACTTGCAACAAATATTCATTTGGATGGAGGTGCATATCCGATGTCTTCTCCACTTGACTGGAGTAAATTTGAAGTACGAAACCCAAAAGGTCTGATTACTAAATCTAATGAAACTTATGATGGAGATTCTCCTTCTGAGTTAATAGATTCAACAATGGAAGGATATGATGCAAGTAATAAAAAGCATATTCTTTCAAGCAAAGTAAAGGCCTCAATCATTGCTTTTAATTCTTATGGAAGGACTTTGAACTCTATGACTAAAGAAAATGGAGGAGATGAGTTTCTGAATGAGCATTTTGACTTGGATAATCTTATAGATTTCTTTGTTTCGCAATATGTACTTGCAGATGAGGATATTGAAAACAACTGGCAGTGGGTAACGTATGATGGCATTAAATGGTTTGTTTGTGATTATGACAAAGACAGAACATTTGGTCAAACTTATAATTGCCCTGGTGTTATGGATGCTTCTAAGATGATAAATCCAAATAAAGTGTCTAACGATAATTATCCTTTCAAGTATCTGTATAATTATCACAAAGATGATATAAAGAAAAGATATAATGAATTGAAATCATTGGGAATATTTACCCCAGAGCATGTAATATCACTTGTTGTAAATTGGTTCAATAGGATTCCTGCTGCCGATTTAAAAATGGAGTATAAGAAATGGCCTGAGTCTCCTTCTAATAGGGATGATAATGTAGATAGAGAACACTGGAAGATAAAAGAAATATCTTACGGATATGATTCATCTTATAAGGAATATGATAATAGTAAAACTTATCAAATAGGTGAACTCTGTATTTACGGAAAACAGCAAAAAGCATTATTTGAATGTGTTAAGGAAACTGCTGGAAACCCTCCAATTACAAAGTTCTATACTAATATTCCTTATGATTTAGGTTATCATGATTCTATTTGGAGAGTCATAAAATATATTACAGAAAGATTTAATTACATTGAAAATGAATTAAATAATATTTAGATTAAAAATTATGGGAAAGTGTTTAGTTACAAAGTTAAAAAATGTAGTAGATAATAACAATCTATTACATTTAGGAGAAATGAGAATTGGTTTTCCAAAGTATACTGCTACTAGTGGAAATGCTCGTTCAATAACAATAAAGCCAAGTAATGCTATTACTTTGAGTATCGTAGGCTCTGGATATTTTACAGATGCTACTTTGTCTAAAAATAAGGGAACAACGGCTTCTTTAGAGGCTTTTGTAGATAATAAATTATATATAAGTAATGACGTTGTTGAAGTTTCTGTTCCTGACAAGTACAATCTTCTTCATGTTTTTATCAGTGATGATTCTCTCTTTGATTTGGATACTTTGAAGTATTCAAAAGCGCTAGAAGCCTTAGACTTATATAGTGGTTCATCCGTTGGAGATATTGCTTCATTAAACAAACTTACGTCTTTGACGGGGATTACTATCCTTGGCTCTAAAGGAATTTATGGAGATATTTCATCTTTGAAAAACCTTACATCATTGAGTAATTTGTATATTGATAACTGCAATAAAATAGCAGGAGATTGTGCAAGCTTGGAACATCTTACTTCATTAAGAAACGAAGTGCGGCTTGTATCTAATAATTTATGGGTGTCAGATTTGAGTAAATTTAATAAATGGGTTTGCAGAGCTATCACCTTGAATGTAAAAGACATTAAAGGTGATATTGCTATGTTACCATCGTCTTGTATCTTCACTAATCTTACTAGTCAAAGCAACAATGGAGCAACATGGTCAGAACGTCCATCTTCTAGCAAGATTATGGCTATGGATTCAAATCTTGTATTAAAAAATGTAGATAAAATGTTACAAGACCAAGCTAATTGTACGGTTGGATATACTTCAAGCGACCCTGCCTATTATAAAATTATAAAAATTTCGGGTACTCGTACCTCTGCATCAGATGCGGCAATACAGACTTTGCAGAGTAAAGGCTATACCGTCGCTGTCACTCCTGCATAAGGTATCATAAGTTCAACAAAAAATAAAGAAAGGAAACAAGATATGAATAAGTTAACAAAAAAGTATAAGGTAGTACATGAGGGAACCAAGATGGTGTTCCCTCTCACAGAGGAAGGTGACAATGCTGAGGTATTCCCAGCAGTAGATACCACCGCAGTAGAGTTTGATACATACCCAGAAGCCAAGGCTTACGTAGATGAACATAACTTGGTGTATGAGAAACCCGAGTATTGGGAGTAAAAACCACAAGACGAGACTTTGGAAATTTAAAAACAAGACGATATGAAGAAGAAACAATTACACGAAGCACTGGCTGTGCTTCTTACTAAATTATCATCGGCAAGGGACAACCCCTTGCTGATGGATAACTACGCAGTGAAAGCCTTGCGCACGGTTCTTTTGGAGTTTAAGGAATCTGGCGAGCTTCACGAAGCATACAAGGAGCAGATACAATCCACGCTGGAGAGTGACAACCCCTGGGTAGCTATGATGATGAAGTCAATTGGCGCAGATCCTTCTATTAAGAAGAGCATGACCGATGAAGCCATTGACGGAATGATTGATTCGATGTTGGGCAACGATTAAAACATTTTATTATGAATGACAAGGAGAAAGAACTATGGCGAGTTATAGACAACGTAATCAAGTGTTGTGCTATTGAACTGCCGAGCGGAGAGTTGAGCATTACGAGAGAAGACGTTCTCGGCAAGTCGAGAGCAGAGAACCTTGTAATGACACGATGTATGGTCGTTGAGCAGATGATACACGCAGGGTTCAGCATAACGACCATTGCGACCGTATTAAACCGCACCGTTCCAGCAGTGAGACATCTTTGCAAGATGGCTTACCTTATATCGGCACGTCTCGAGTTTATCGACTTGCCACGGCACAAGCGACCCTTCTAAACAAGGACGTTGAGCCGATTTGTGTTTAATCAAGAAATAAAAAGAAAATAACCAAAAGCGTTCTTTGACAATAATTCGATAAATACCCCTGCACTAACTTTTTGGAGCGAGCCGAAAATCAGAGTAACTTTGCAGCGGATTCCAATATTTGGCTTCCACGACATAATTAACTCAAAATTTTATGGCAGACACAATCGAAAAAGTCTATTGCACTGGGGACGGTGGCAATGACAACCTAGCAGCAGCCTTGCTCGCTAGAGGTAGAGACAATGATCCAGCGACTATGCTGGCAGCAATGAACGGTGGTATGGGCAACTGGATGAATAACCCGTTTGCCTATATGATGATGATGGCTTGGATGCGAGACTGGAATAACCGTGGCGGCAATTTGCAGGACACGGAATTGCAGAATCAGATTGCGAGCCTTCGCACACAGATGCAGGACGGCAATAATACGGCTCTCTTGATGGACGCAGTGAAGGGCAACAACGTTGCTCTTGGTCAGCTGGCGCAGAATCTTAACTGCGATATGAACCAGCTGCAGAATGCAGTCTGTGGCGTGCAGGCAGCAATCCAAAATGTAGGCGGCAAGGTTGGTTTCAGCGCAGAGCGAGTAATCAACGCAGCGAACCTCGGAAACCTCAACATCATCCAGCAGTTGAAGGACTGTTGCTGCACCACGCAGCAGAACATCAATCGTATGGGCTACGAGAACCAGTTGGGGCAGAAGGACATCATCAACGCAATGCAGCAGGGGTTCTGCTACACCAATACTGGGCTGGAGCGATGTTTCAGTAACCTCGGCAACCTCATCCAGACGGTCGTTTGCGACTTGAAGAACTCGGGCAAGGACAACACCCAGCGCATCGTTGACGTTCTCAACAACCACTGGGAGCAAGACCTTCGCATCCAGCTGGAGGACAGCAAGCGCAGAGAGCAGACTGGTTTCATTATCCAGCAGCTGAAGACCACCACAACCACCACTGGAGCGTAGGCGGTCTGAACAAAATCTATCAAGGGGCAACTCGCTGTTCTATCAGTGAGACCCCTTTTTGTCTATTTATCAAATTATCTAAAAAGAGCGCATCATGGAATTTAAGAATATACAGAGAAATCACCCGGTCTATCTGCTAGACAAGCAGACGGTGGAAGTTAAGGAAGGCAAGGTCGTAGACAACCAGCCGCACATCAACACTGGCATCGCAACCATTTCCAGCAGCGGACAGCCAATGCGAGACGTAACAATCGAGGTGGAGGGAAAGCAGACAATCTACACTATCCCCGAACACCTGGGAGTAACCTTTGCAGGCGAAACCGTACTGGCAACCGACAAGGCAGACCTTTTGCCAGAAGTCGGGAAATTGGTAAATGAAGCCGATGAGATAATCAAGGCATACGAGCCAAGCAAGGAGCGGAAAGCCAAGGGCGAAGAACTTCTTGCAGCTTTGAACCCGGCAATCAAGGAGAAGCAGGAAACCGAAAAGCGTTTCAAGGCACTTGAGGGCGATATAAGCGGCATTCGTGGCATGGTTAAACAGTTACTCGACAAACTAGGATAGGAGGGCGCACAATGAAGAAAATAATCGTTATGCGCCATTCCTGCGATAGCGAGGAAGAGCGACACCAGCACCAAGAGAGCGACATCATCCACGGCTTACCATACGAGAAGGCAGCAAAGGCACTCATGGGAGCCAGTGGGTACGTGGCATACGTTGCCAAGCACGGCTACCATTTTACGAAGCAGCTAGCAATCAAGGCAAGCGAGCTGATGAAGAACGTAGACGGAACGAGCCATCGTTGGACGGTAGACGAAATCCGGCTTGCGACAAACAACGAGATAATCTCAAAGGGTACGACTCTCGGGGATATTCTCTATTTGGCTAATATGGCTTATGCGGACTTCTACCCGAAGGTAATCAAGACCGAGAGCGACTGCGTACAGTATGCTATTGCCGTAGCCAGTGATCCGGACGGATACGAGGGTATGGCATTCTGCAGGTGGACGGCAGACATCATCGGAAAAGGTGTAACCATCGACTGGGAAAAATTGGAATAACCAAAAAAATAAATTGATATGAGCGAAGTATTTCACGATTTTCAGGTGCACCACCTTTATTTGTGCGCCCTAGTAATTTTTATCTGTTTCGCTACAATTCTGATAGCGATGACAATTGACCTGATAGCAGGCATACAGAAGGCGAAGGAACTGCATGTTGCAAGAACTTCAACCGGGTTGAAGAAGACGTGCGACAAGGCGAAGAAGTATTTCCCGACATTCGGTATCGCTTCGCTTATGGACGTGGCTACGTGTGTTATCTCTCCCTTCCCTATGTTCGCCATCGCCTGGACGGTGTATCTGCTTTTGTGTGAGTTTAAAAGCATCCGGGAGAAGGCATACGAGAAGGCTGAGATACGCAAGCAAGACCGCACGATGCAGGTGATACTCGAGAACAAGGACGAAATTGCGAAGGCAGTTGTCGAGATAATGAAGGAAGAACGGAAGAAAGGAGGAGACAATGAGGATAACTAGAGCGCAACTTCTAAAGGTAATGCCGAATGCAGGCAGCAGGGCAGACACCTACCTTCCAATCATCAACGGATGGGCAGAGCATTTCCACATCAATACTCCTTTGCGTATGGCGCACTATCTCGCACAGATTGCCCACGAAAGCGGAGAGTTGAGATACACCAAGGAACTGGCAAGCGGCAGAGCCTACGAGGGTAGGAAAGACCTCGGGAACACCAAGCAGGGCGATGGCGTGAAGTACAAGGGCAGGGGATTGATACAGATTACCGGGCGAGCCAACTACCGGAAGTATGCCAATTATTGCGGCTTCGATGTTGTGGAAAGTCCCGAACTTCTTGAGCGTTCTCTGGGAGCAACGAAATCCTCGATGTGGGTATTCGACACCTTCGGCTGCAATGAGTTGGCAGACAAAGACAATTTGAAGGCTATCCGCAGGAAGATAAATGGCGGCTATAATGGACTGGCATCCTGCGAGAAGTATTTGAAGCGAGCCAAGGAAGCCTTGGAAATCGAGGTGCTTGCGTAATAAACATATTAATCTAAAGTTTATAAGGTATGGAGAATCCAAGAAAAGGGCGAAATTTGCGTTCTGTGGCGTTATTTCTCGCCATGCTTATAATTACCCCACTTTTGATTTTTGGCTGTTCCTGCGCTAAATCAGCCACAAATAACACAGTCTATCACGACAGCGCACACACCAGCGTAAGACGTGACAGCGTGAACCAGCGACAGATCCACTGGCAGGACACCCGGCAGCAGGACAGCGTAATCAAACATGACAGCGTGCTGGTGTACATCAAGGGCGACACTGTAATCAAAGAGCGGTGGCACAACCTTACGACCACCAGATGGAAGACATCAACCAAGACAGACACCATCGTAGGCGATACCTACGTTTTCGTAACCGACACCGTAAAGGTAAAGTATTACGTGAACCGATACAAGACCAAGGAGGTAGAGAAGCCAACGAGCACATGGCATAAGATAAGATTATTCGCTGGCGATTGCGTATTGCTGTTCCTGGCAATCTTTGCGGTTTGCTGGATAAAGGAGCGCATCAAGAAGAGAGTTCAGTAG